TCAAGCGATAACGAAGCTAAAATTAAAATACAGCTTCAATCTGGGGCGTCTATTATCACAGGTATTGATGGAACAACTACGTTTGACATAACTGTTACTCCAAATACTCCTTCAGCAGGGATTGAAGAGATGACTTTTAATTACAGTGGAACAGGAACAGCTCCTGCTCTAAATTCTGTTTCTGTTGGTGATTACGTTACTATTAATCAAAATGGTGAATTTAACACTGCAAATGTAGGTACGTTTAGAATAGTTTCACTCACTGCATCTTCATTTACTGTAAGATTACCTAACGGAACAGCAGTTGGGGAACTAGCGAAAACAACATTAACAACAAATACTATTGTATTTTTCTCACCTTTAGCAACAACAGCTCAAGACATAGTTACTTATGTTAATTTAAACCTATCTGATTTTTTCACAGCATCTTTAATTGATGACACTGGATTAACAGGTTCTGGTGTTATAACATTAAGTACAGAAGAAGATAACGGATTTGCTTTTGATTCTGTATATTTAAAAGATGGTATTAATTATATATCAGCCTCTAATTTAACAGCTACCTCACCAAGTCCACAGTTTACATTTAAAACGCCATTGCAATTGTCTAGTTTTAATACACTTACAACCAATGCCTATTCTTTTAATAATGGTGAAGAATTGAGATTTGTGCCGGTAATGGCTAAACAAATAAAAGAATTTATATCAATTCTAGCAGTGACAGGTGTAACGACCGTTAGTAATATAAATACATCTAATAGAGCTAATAATTTACAAGTATCCACACAGATCTTAGGTAGTGGAGGTGCTTTTAAATCAACTGGTGGTAGCGGAGATGCTACATCCGCTTCTGTTTTAGGTGCTTCGGTAATTACAGCAGATAAAACAAAAACTAAAATATCTATTATTAAATCAGCATCTGCTGGATTTCACATTGGCCAATATGTTAATGTCACAACAAGTATCTCTCAAAACAAGAAAATAGGTGTTAAATTATCTAATAATATAACTACAGTTCCTAATTCGCCAACCATCGGTAAATCAACAGTTACTCTTGGCAATAAATCTGTAGAGGAAAGATTTTTTGGACAACCTAGAAATTTCATAAGAACAGACTCATCGGCTTTTCATGTTGAAAAACAAGGTAAATTATCATACATTAGTTATGACGGAGCTACAGGGGTATTTGGTGGATTTATTAATCAATCTGTGAATTTAAACGCCACAGGAAACATTACGGTAGACGTTACCAAAAACACAAATACAGGTTATTTAGAAATTGCAGTTTCTGTAGGTGTACTTAACTTTTCTGAAATATCAGAAGGTGACATTGTAACAATAGCTGATTTATACNCNGTAGGGTCTAATGTATCTTTTAATGTAGTGGGTATTTCAGACGACAAGGCAACTATAGCAGTTGAGGATAACGGAAGTGCAAATATTAACTCTACGATGTTAGCTAGTAAAATAACAGCTATAACTAGTGTTAAAAAAGGTGATTTTGTTAATATATCTTCTCCTTTTAATAACCTGAATAAAGGTCAATATAANGTAATTGAAGTTAATAATAATGGATTTTATATAGAAAATAATACCGTTACAGAAGAAAGATCTATAATGGCCAACACAGCTAAGGTCATTACATTTGACGCCACAACTTCTCTTGATATATCAATAGCAAGTGGGCAAGTTGTTCTTTCCCATAACGGAACAGGAACAATACCTAGCTTTTCTTTAGTAAAGACAGGTGACTTAATTACAATGGGAAGTAGCTTTTTGGCAGCTAACCAAGGTACATTTATGGTAACTGATTCTTCAGCTACTTCTATTACCTTTGTTAATGCCAGTGCAACAACTGAAACGGCTGTTACAAGTGCTGTTTTATCTGTAGCGACACCTCCATTTGTCTTTAATTCTTATGAAAATACAATGGTTGGTGATGTTTTTTCTATATCAGGAGATGTTCTAGGAACTTCCAATCAAGGTACATATACGATTTCAGAGGTACTTAACACTCATAGTGTTGTAGTAGATAGTGTATTGTCAGCACAAACAAATGTAGTTTTGGCCGACAAGGCTTCTCAAATAAGTGTCGTTGAAGAAACACCATTCTCATCATATAAAAGAGTAGACAATAAGTATAGAAGTACGGTAAATGCTGATAGATATATACTTGTAGTTGATGGTAGAGAACAAGTGGATAAAATAAATGAATTAGCAGGGGCTAGTGTATCTGCTGTTGGAAAACTTGGTTTTTCTCAAAATAAAATAATTGGAATAGACGCTTATAGATATTACACTGGATTATTAGCCGAGGTTAATAAGGTAGTTTATGGAGATCCTAGAGATGAAGTAACATACGAAGGAGTGTCAGCGGCAGGAGCTGAGATTTTNATTAAACCTCCTCAAATCAGGAGAATAACNGTATCNGTAAACATTAGGGTGAATACAGGTATCCCTTTTAATAAAATTGCAGACCAAGCTAGAAATAACATTGCGGCTTTAATTAATTCAACAGCAATTGGNACGGCTATTGCGATTTCTGATATTATTTCATCAGTTAGTAGTATTTCTGGTGTGAAATCAGTAGCAATTAGTTCACCTAGCTATGATGCTGTTAATGATGTTATATTTGTAAGTCCTTTTGAGAAACCTTTTGTATTAGAACCAACTAAAGACATCATTGTAAGTAAAATAGGATAATAATGGCAACAAACTCATCTGATCAGAAAAAAAGATTAAGACAATATTTAAATAAATCCATAAAAGGACCAAACACTAGCGCTATCTTAGAAGCTCTTGCTCCTGGTNTAGCTAGTCTTGTAAATAATGTAGAAGCTGTTACAGATCAGTTGTATTTAGTATCAGCTTCTGAACAATATTTAGATCAAAGATTATCTGAAAGAAATGTAGTTAGACCTGAACAAATTGGGTATTGCTGATGACATTGCTAAGCAAATTGGTATTGAGATTAGTAATAGAAAACAAGTTAGAAGTTTAATTAATAAATTACTTGAGATTATGTATGGTGTAGACTTTACAAGAGCTACAAGTAAGTCTAATCAACTAGAGCCATATTCTTTGGAAGATGGGGATACAATCATATTAGAGTTCGACAATAAAGATAGTTTAGAGATTCCTTTTACAACTAGTCAATTTTCAAATATTAATTTCGCCACAGCTCAAGAGGTTGCGGATGCAATTACAAAGGGTATTAGGAAACTAGGTGGAACAGGGTCAGCTTTATCAAAAGACGATGGTCTTGGTGGGTATATACAATTAATATCTGAAACTAATGGTCCATCTTCTTCAATTAGATGCTTAGGTGGTAAAGCTCAGAATCAACTACAGTTTGATTCTATTAGGCTAACAACAGGTTCAGCTACGACACAATGGACACTAACACAAGTTGCTGGTGGCTCTATTAGAGCTACTTGGACTGGTGGTCCAACTCCTTCTATAGGAAAAGTAAGAAAAGATGATTATATTAATTTATACGGTACATCTTTTAGTTTAAGCAATAGAGGGACATTTACTATTACAAAAGTTAATGGTGGGTTAGTTAATAATGCTTATGTGGAGTTTAATAACCCTAATGGAGTTCCAGAAACAGTTAGTCAAGGAAGCTCTAGTGCGATGTTATTTTTTAACCCTTCTAGAACCGTTTTAACATCTAAACTAATATATGCTACAGCTTATCAAACGGAAGCTCGTGTTTTAGAAGTGTTTATTCCAGCTACCACTAAAGTTGTTAGAAGGGGTAGAATTGGTTCGGCTCATTTAATTGACAGTGGGTCATCTAATGGTGATTATGGTCCATATGTGTTTGACATTAATAAAACATATCAAATAGGGGCTGAAGAGGCTAATACAACAGCAGCTTTATCATCATCTAGCTCAAATATTATATCAGTAGATAACGCCTCATCCATGCCAGATGCAGAGGGGTTTTTAGTTTTTGATTTTGGAGGAAAAAATGAAGAAGGTCCCGTTCCGTATATATCTAGGCCAAGCAGTAATAATATTATTATTAGTCCTTCTTATAAATTTAAAAACCAACATCCATCAGGTACTAATATTTCATTAATTAACAGGAACTTTTCATATTCACCATCACAAGATGGAGCTGATTATCCATTTTTTATAACAGATGTAGTGTCAGGAAGACTGTATGCAGAAAGTTTAATACAGGAAGTTACTGCCACTGGTATAACATTAGTTATTTCAATTATATATCCATCAGACCTTGGACTTGGGAAAGGTGGAACGGCATTTTCAGAAAAAACAAAGATTTGGGGAGAATAAAATGGGTCAACCAATTATATTAAGAGGAATGGACGTTAAAATATTCATTAATGGTCTATCTTATCCAGAAGCTCAAAGTGTGAGTTATGTAGAAGATAGGCAGGATGAGCTAATATATGGAATTGACAATGTATTTGCGGCTGAAATTATAAGTAATAAGTATTCTGTTCAGGGTAGAATAACTGGATTACAGTTAAAAGACGATAAACTGTCCACTAGAAAGATTATTTCTAAGTACAATAACATATTATCAGCACCTTACATATCAATATTATTAAAAGATAGACACACAGGGGCTACTTTGATTGAAATTAGTCGAGCCAGTGTTGATCGTAAATCGTTTGAAGTAAGTGCCAAAGGATTGGCTAAGGTAACACTTTCGTTTAAAGCGATATTCAGCAAGCCAAGCTAGGCAAATAACAATCTTTATAGTGAACATTAAGTAAAAAGGTATAAAAAATGGCAAATAAACGAGCACTTAACATAGTAAATCAAGCTAGACTAGATACACCTGATCTTCGTTCAATTGAATCTGCCGTAAGAAATGACTTTGATGAACTATTTAACTCATTGGTTTTAGGTGAGAATAAGAGTTACGTTATTAGAGGAATGGAAATACAAGTCACAGGTTCTACAATAGGGGCTTCTGCCAATAGTTTACAGTTAATTGTTGAAAATTCTTCATTTTTACATGGTANTTCAAACACTTCTGGTACTTTTTTAACTATACCAACAGGTACTGCCAATGAAGTACTTAATCCAACCACAAATACAAAGATTGTAGGGTCATTTACACCTAACGCATTGAATTATATAGGAATAGAGCTTGATAGGGCGATTGATAATACAAGTACNGGCCCTAAATACCTATGGAATCAAACATCAAAGAGTGAATTTATTAAAATACTTCCTTTAGCTGAGATTCTTAACTATAAAATACACATCACATCTTCAATTTTTGCATCAAATATACTTCCAATAGCCGTTGTCACAACAGATGGTAGTAATAATGTAAAAATAATAGGAGATAGAAGGGAAAATCTATTAAGATTAGGAACAGCAGGAGCATCAACGCCTAATCCAAGTTATAGTTACCCTTGGACTAACGGTAGATTGGAAAATCCAGTAGAAAGTAGCTCAAGTACAAGCCCATTTCAGGGTGGTGATAAACAATTAAGTACACTAAAAGATTGGATGGATGCCGTAATGACATCTATAAAGGAAATCAATGGGCAGTCTTTTTGGTATTCTCAACCTACAGGTGGTTCGATTGTCAATTTAAGACAAGATTTAGCTAATACATATATTAGTGGTTCTGGTCAATATATACATTCAGCAACTGTTGGTGGGCAAATGAATTGGAATTCTGATTTATTTTTAAATCTCATTTCTTCAAGAGTGTCATATAAGATATTAGCAAATGCAGCTACAACTGATATTTCATTGTCAGATGGACAAGTAGCTTATTTAGAATTAGTAAGAGGAGCTGTTATTACTCCTAATTTAATATTTCGACAATCTGTGCCGGTTGTTTCATCAGTAGGTTCGGTGGCATGGACTTCTAATCTTCAGGCAGGAGATTACATTAAAGTAGCTTCTAAATCAGATTCTTTTTATTATCAAATATTAACAGTTGATACACCATCTCAAGTCACACTTACTCAAAACTATGCTGAAACAGATACAGGAATTGTGGGAACACAAGCTAAATATTCTTATGGAGTTTATCAAACAGCTGCTACGCCAACAACTAATAGACACGTTAAGGTAGCAAATAAAGAAAGTGTTCCTTTTGGTGAGGACATGTATTGGCTAATGTCAAGGGAAGACAATGGTAACGCCACTGCATTAGTTTACATGCGAAACGGTGTACAGATTCAAAAAGGCGAGGTTATTGCAATCACCGACAATATGACACAGGAAATACTTGATTTATTAGGTGTTCAGTCGTCAATTCAAAGTTTAGCCAATTACACTGGTGAAACAGTTTCTACAGGTTCTTTAGCACTTCAAAACTATAATACACTATCAACAGATACATTAATTGCCAGATTAGCTAAACTAACAGCAATGTTAGCTGATTCTAAGCAAGATTTTAATATAGGAATAGATGTAGGGAACGTAGCGTGGGACGGTACAAATATAACCCTAACTGGAATGCAACTGAGTATTCCTGGAACAACGGTTGGGGCAGCTCCAATTGCAATAAACAACTATCCATCAACTGCTTTAGCTACGGATACAGCTTTGTATGTTGACATTAATAGAACAACAGCAGGGACTTTAACTTTAGCTTCAGCTACATTAGACACTTTAACACCATCTCAACAAAGATTAATTGTTGCAAGAAGAATTGGTGCTGATATCTGGATAAGATAGGGTATAATGTATATAGTTATGGAAGTGTGTAATTATAGTAATTTACAATCATTTTTTAAATTAANGGATGTAAGGATAGACTACACTAATGGCAATCTTAATAGAGATAAGGCAATAAATATATGAGTAAAATAATAAAAACAGGGGTCAATTACACAGAATCCAACAGATTTATTAAGTGGTTCTACTATTGAGCAAATAGAAGACCGTAGTTCATTTCTACGTTCTGAAGAAGTCGTTACTTGGACTGGAACTGAATTACAATTTACAAAAGATGTAGTTTTAGAGATATCTAACGCTAAAGACGCTACAGTAAAGACATACACCATCCCTTTAGCTAGTTCTCCCATTGCATTATCTAATAATGAAGTAGCGTATATAACAATTGACAGAGCTGTCTCTGGAACACCAACTGTTAATTTATCAGGAACAACACCCTTACAGGCGTTTTCATCTATCAACAGAAGCACTATCGTATTATTTAAACGAATAGACACAGCTGCTGGCGTACAAGTTTTACATATTCCATTACATAAACAAAGTTTATCTCCAGGAGATTCAGTTAGACTAGGAGCTTCTGGTTCTGGTGGTGGCGGTGTACCGTCTTTATTACGTGATTTAAACAATCATCTAGATGCTACAACTTACAGCTATTTAACTCCAAATATATTTACAAAAGGACAGGATGAGCAAAATTTAGTTGATGTAGGGTCAACAGTTGTTTATTCAACTCCTGATTCAATGTATAAGTTTCAAGTTGGCCAATATTTACAGTCGCTTAATCATGTAGATCCTATTTTCCTAAGTAAATATGCAGATATTCCTCAAGTAGATTTTATTGTTAAGTGGGCTTCAGTAGGAGCTAGTGCAACTTATGAGGTTTCAAGAGATAATGGTGTGAATTTTCAAACTATGACATTATCACAGTTGGATACAACTGAATTGTTTTATGGACAACATGTCTTTACAGATGAAGTCACTAAATCAGATTTAATAACAGATACTATTTTACAAAATGACTCTACAGTTGAGTTAAATACAACTACACAACAACTAGCATCACAGATTTTTACAACAAGTGCTAATGTCAGTGTGTTTAGACAATTAGATTTTAAAGTAACAAAAACAGGATTACCTGTCGGAAATTTACAAGTAAGCATTGCAGAAGACGTAGCTGGAAATCCAGATTTAACAAAAACAGTTTTTTCTACTAATTTGATTAGTATATCAGGAGTTCCAACAGGTACAGTTTCTGTAGATACAGGGGCTTTGGTTTTACAAGAAAATAAAAGTTATCATGTAGTTTTCTCGACCGATGCGGCTTATAAGGCCTCTTTTGTTACTGCCACAACAGCTTTAGCGATTGATATAGATTCTACAACACCAGTTAATTCAGATATTTTACTCAATAATGGAACAACTTGGAGTGCTTCAGTTGGAAATGCTTTAGGTTTTTCTTTGAAAGGGCGAGTACATGGTATTATAATTAAAATAACAGGTAGCTCGGCTAATTCATTATTAGAAGGATATGGTGTTTTTTACGGACAATCAAACACAGTAGCTCAATATTTTGATTCAAAACAAAATCAATTCATTTTTGATGGTACAATTGATAATCTAAATACATTCGCCATTACATTTAATGGTGATATCCAAACAATGTTTGTAAATGACGTTGAGACAGGGCAAAATTGGTACGCTCCATCTTTTGACTTTGCTAACAATATATTAACCTTTCCACAGAACTTCTTTGATGGTCGTGGATTGGTCCATTTGCTTGTTAAGCAATTTACTGGAAATGGTGGGGATACAAGTAAGGCAAATGACCTACTAATGGCAGAAAATCACTTAGGTAGTTTAGACCCAGCACTTGATAAAAGTGTTTCAGGTAGAGGTATATTGATA